ACCGGATGGCCGCGCCCCCCCGCCTCTCTCGCTACGGCCCGGCCCATTCGTAGCGCATTGTCGCATTCGTTGTGGTCCCAAATGGATAAGGACCAATTATGAGTGTTACTGAAAGTCTAGATATTTAAGCAACTTGGTCGCTAAGTTGATATAAAGCGACAAGCGTGATGTAACCCGTCCGCTTTATTTCAGAATGCCTAAGCGGGACGCCCCATGGCGATTAATGGCGGGAACGTCCAAAGTTAGCCGCGGTGTCAGTTCATCCCCACGTGGTGGCATGGCGTTAATGAGTCCGATCGTGCGTAAGTTCAACAAGACCGCGGCTTGGGTTAATAGGCCCATGTACAAGAAGCCCAGAATATACAAGGTGCTCAGGACACCTGATGTGCCGTATGGCTGTGAGGGGCCTTGTAAGGTCCAGTCATACGAGTCCCGCCATGATGTATCGCATTCGGGTAAGGTAATTTGTATATCCGATGTGACACGGGGTAGTGGTATCACTCACCGTGTTGGTAAGCGTTTCTGCATAAAGTCTGTGTACATACTGGGGAAAATCTGGATGGATGATAACATCAAGCTTAAGAACCACACGAATAGTGTTATGTTCTGGTTGGTTAGGGACAGAAGACCGAACGGTACACCTATGGATTTCGGACATCTATTCAACATGTTCGATAACGAGCCGAGCACTGCTACGATTAAGAACGATCTTCGTGATCGTTTTCAAGTTATGCATAGGTTCTATGCCAAGGTGACAGGTGGTCAGTATGCCAGCAATGAACAGGCGTTAGTGAAGAGATTTTGGAAGGTCAACAATCACGTTGTGTATAACAACCAAGAAGCCGCTAGATACGAGAATCATACGGAGAACGCCCTCCTATTGTATATGGCGTGTACTCATGCATCGAATCCTGTATATGCAACCCTAAAAATTCGGATCTATTTTTATGATTCGATAACAAATTAATAAAGTTTATATTTTATTGAATGATTCTCGAGTACATGATTTACATACACCCTATCTGTTGCGAAACGAACAGCTCTAATTACAAGATTAATGGAGATAACTCCGACCTGATCTAAATACATATTGACTAAGTATGTAAATCTACTTAAATAAGTCCTCCCAGAAGCTGTCAGAGATGTCGTCCAGACTTGGAAGTTGAGGAAGCATTTGTGGAGATCCAATGCTTTCCTCAGGTTGTGGTTGAACCTGATCTGGACGTGGTACACCCTCGTGTTGGTGTACATTAGATCCTCCACGTTGATGATCTTGAAATAAAGGGGATTTGGAACTTCCCAGATAAACACGCCATTCTGTGCCTGAGGTGCAGTGATGGATTCCCCTGTGCGTGTATCCATGACCGTAGCAATCGATGTGTTGATATATGGTACAGCCGCACACCAGATCGATTCGACGTCGTCTAATCGCCCTCTTCTTGGCGGCTCTGTGTCTCGGTTTGATAGAGGGCGGAGTTGAGGAAGACGAATTTTGCATTATGGAGAGTCCAATTTTTGAGTGCGGCGTTTTCCTCTTTCTCGAGGAAATCTTTATAGCTGGACCCTTCGCCTGGATTGCACAGCACGATTGAAGGAACTCCACCTTTAATTTGAACTGGCTTTCCGTATTTGCAATTTGACTGCCAGTCCCTTTGGGCCCCAAGGAGTTCCTTCCAGTGCTTCATTTTTAGATATTGGGGAGTGATATCATCAATGACGTTATAATCAACGTCGTTACAATAAACTCGTGGATTAAAGTCTAAATGACCGCTAAGATAATTGTGAGACCCTAAGGCACGAGCCCACAATGTCTTCCCCGTTCGACTATGACCCTCGATAATCAAACTAATAGGTCTCACAGGCCGCGCAGCGGCAACTCTCCCAAAATAATCATCGGCCCACTCTTGCATCTCCTCTGGTACGTTAGTGAATGAGGAGAGTTGAAACGGAGGAACAAACGGTTCTGGAGCCTTTTGAAAAATACGTTCTAAATTGGAACGGATATTGTGGTGTTGAAGGACGAAGTCTTTGGGTTGTTCCTCCTTTAATATATTGAGGGCCTCCAAGATTGATCCTGAATTGAGGACCTTGGCATACGTGTCGTTGGCAGATTGCTTACCTCCTCTAGCAGATCTGCCGTCGATTTGGAAAACTCCATGATCAATGAAGTCTCCGTCTTTCTCCACATAGGTTTTAACGTCTGAGGAGCTCTTAGCTCCCTGAATGTTCGGATGGAAATGTGCTGACCTAGTTGAGGAGACGAGATCGAAGAACCTGTTGTTCTTGCAGTTGTATTTTCCCTCGAATTGAATGAGCACATGGAGGTGAGGTTGCCCATCTTCGTGTAATTCTCTTGACACACGAATGAATTTTTTATTTGTTGGGGTTTCCAGACCTAGCAATTGGGAAAGTGCCTCTTCTTTGGATAAGGAACATTTGGGATAAGTTAGGAAAAAATTCTTACTATTTACTCTAAAACGACGTGGTTCTGATGGCATTTTTGTAATAAGAAGGTTGGACACCGATTGGGGTCTCTTCAAACTTGCTCTGGCAATTGGGGTCTGGGGTCTTACTTATACTAGAACCCCCAATAGAACTTCCAATCTCCATCGCACACGTGGCGGCCATCCGCTATAATATT